TTGACTCATACGTATTCGGCAGTTCTGTCGAACCATAGAGTCCTGCATTGTTCATTGTCTTTGAAGGCAACGATTCTTGGTCGCGTGTCAACGATGTAATATGTATATTAAATTCGTAATTATCAGTAAGTTTGTTACCTAGTAAATCTCGAATATAATTTTTATCGATGGTTTGTAAATACAATTTATCACGCGCATTTTTAATGTTAATATAAAATGTATTATTAATATACACATTGAAACTAGAAATGGGTAGACAATCACTCGTCACGATTGCCCACGAGATTTCAATAATATCGTCGGTTTCATATACTAAAGAGATGACAGGAGGTTTAGGTCTAATCGCACTGATTAATCCTTTATAACCTTGCGGCCATTTATCTCCGCTGTTATTCATTGTATATCGTTGTCTTGGGAACCAAGATTGCACTTTCTTATTCCAATATAATTCAATAGGGGTTCCTGGAACATCGGAACAATACGACGGAGTATAAATATCGGCGGATGTTACGCTAGATTCTATAATTTCACCAGTGCAAGGATTGGTATATGTTCCACATACTAAATTACCACCATCTTGTAAGGAATTACTTGGACAATCAAAAGGATTTGGAACGTTGTATTGATACGGTCCTGAAATGTTATTGGGTGCGCCAACAATTTCATTGGGGAAAGGAACTTCATTGTAATTTATACGCAATAATCCAGTTGTGTTTGGATTGGTGTAGGTTTGACTTTGGGTGGCATACGATTTTTTTCGACTAGGCCCTAAACCTTTGGCTATTTGGGTATATTTTTGTTTTTTGGTTAATTGCGAACTATTTTTTTTATGTTGTAAAATATTCCCTTTGTATAATAATTTTTCTTGATAATTTGCTTGGGCTAAAGATAGTGTTTGGTTAGTCAGAGGAATATATGCAGTACTATAAGAATCGTTTGGCAATAAATATACACATGGATTTTGCACTCTAGACCATACCCTTGTAGGAACAGGTAGGTAATCAACCATCTTATATATCCTTTATAAAATATAATGAAGGATATATAATATTAGAATATTTTACTTTACATGTCCAAAGGCGTCTTTACTTCGACGGAGCTTGAATAGCAGGATTATAGCTATCGCCAGCTCCATAAAAGAACCACCGTAAGGACAAATAATCGTAAAAAGTATCACTTAAACCATTCGAACCAATCATTTTCAAATTAGGACCTTTTTCTGCCAATTTTTGAATAGCTGCAGTCCCTAAAGCATAATTATAATACCATAAATTTGAAATGTAACCATCAAAACCGCCATTCATGGCCACATATACATCACCATAGTTTTGTTTAGGTAAGCCCACTAAATTGATGCTTCTCGCAATGGTGCCATTTATGTAGACGTCCAATGTCGTATTTTGGCATCTAATAATAACATTTACCCATTTATTAATAGGAATGTTAGGTATAGATATTTCTTCATTGATAACATCAAACGTGTTCATCATGACCACCAGAGTATTGGTATTTGGTGCAATGTATAAGCCAGGTGCATTGTTAGGATAAATCAAACCGTTTTCTTGGAGGTCGCTATTACCCTTACTAAAAATATGTTTATAGGTAGGAGAACTATCCGAGCTATTTAAATTATTTATCAATATCCACACCGACCAAGTGAATTCGACGCCCTTGGTAGCATTTACTGACCTATAAATAGTGACTGCATTGTTGTAACTTGGGTCTTGTGGGAAAATGATTTGCTGAGTAGCTTCGACCATTCCATTGATAAGTTTTGGAGACTCATCTGGTTTAAAAATATAAGCCATAAGGGAAACACCTATTCTGACTAATATGATGAAACAAAAGATAACAAATAATAAAAATGCCAATTTTGCTACTAAACTATTTGATTCTAAAAATTCACGTGGTCCAAAAGTTCCTTTATTAGATGTTGAAAATGAATTAAATACGCCGTTATCACTCATTATATATATACTACATAAATAAGAAAATTTCAAAAGTAAAAATAAAAAGTAAAGTAAGAGTCAATTACTGTTTATTTTTTATAGCTATTCTTAGAGAGACGCTATTATAATGTTACGGTGCTCTGAGTCGTTCCATTTTCAACTAAAGACACCTGAACCTGATAAGTATTAAACATGCTAGAAAATCCAGTAGAATAACCTTTAGAGTAAATGTTCCATGCTTCTTGTGGATTTATGGAATTTGGATAATATTCAAATTTGGAAGTCCATCCTTCAAAACCGCCTAGAGGTGTAACATAAATATTTGCATCGTTATTTACACTAGCTACACCAGGCAATAAACAAGTTCTAACTAATTTGCCATCAATATATATATCCATAGACCTGCCATAAACACTTACTATTAAATTTACCCATTTTTGAATAGGAACATTTGCTACAGAACAAGTGTGGATTACGGTTTTTCCACCACTAGTGGTTGGTTCTTGGTCCGCTCCTGGATAACATCCTAAAGAAACAGAAATATCATTTTCAACTGCGCCTAAAACCACCGCTGGACAAGGGTCTAGACCACTTATACCATCAATAGAACCAGAGCCGTCGCCACTAACAGCGCCCATTCGACCAAAAATAACTTTGGGTTCGCCGTAACGATAATTCCAATTATTCACATAAAACCATATAGAATACGCGAAATTACTAGAAGGAACATTGGAACCATTTGTTGCTAAAGATGTAGCCGCAATCGTTGTAGCAGTTTTTCCGTCCTGTAAATTTTGAAGTATATATGGGTCAGTTAAGATATATTTTATTAATATATAAATAATAAAAATAACCACTACTGTAATAACAATACTAATAACACTCATTATATAATATAGTTGTAGAAATTTTCTAAAGTGAAATTAGTGATTTTACACCAAAAGTAAAATATAATAATATCAATTGTAAAAATATGATTTGTATAATTTGTAACTATTATCATTATATACCATCATAATAGTTTATATATTTACCGAATTTATTGCACTAGTGGTAGTAGCTATATTTTGTTTTACTATAGTTTCATTAGATTCATTGAGAACTGGAGGTGATTTATATTTCACCATATTGTATAGATAATATACATTTGCACTCGTTAATGATTTATTGAAATAAACCACATTACATATACCACCTTGAATACCATTTTCTTCGCCTATCGTCAAATTATCAAGCGAATAATAAGGGACAACACCCACATCGGATTTGACTAACTCGCCATTTAAAAATATATCTAAAATGCCACCACTATAATTGATAATAATATTATTCCATTTTTGTAATAACATGTTTTCGTTTTTATAAAGAATTCGGTTACCGTTTTCATCAAAATCAATTAATTTGTTTTGAGTTGTATTATTTAATTCTGTTTGTTGTATGGTAACCATCAACGTATGTGTTTTTCCATTATAAAGAACATTTGGCTTCTCACCAAAATTCAATAAAGAAGTATATTTAGAATAAGACGCATTCATATTCGGAGCAGTAGCATCTAAGAAGACCCAAAATGAAATGGCATATTGATAGTCCATTGTTTCACTACCATTTAAGTCCGCATAAGTGCCTAATGAATATTGCGCATTGGTATACACTGGTTTATTCACCAATTGTTTACCTCCTTGTGTGTTTAATAAATTGAATAATGAATGACCTTTGAAATATATGACGAAGAGTAAAACAGCGATTATAAAGGCTATTATGGCGCTAGTGGGGGTGCTTTTTTGTTCGCTAGGTATAGAATTGCCCACATTTTTTACTGCACCTGTAAATAAGCGTGGAATATAAAAGATACTATTTAATAGTAATGTAAAGAAGGCATTTTTATTCTCGTTACCCTGCGGTAATTTTACAAAGATTGTTTTATATATAAAACCAAAAATAATTAATAATAATACCAAGTTTAATACGAAACTAACAATACTAGAGTTGCTAGATAAGTGTTGTATATTGTAGACAAACCAAAATATAATTAAACCAAAAATAACTATTCCGAATAAAATGAGCAACGAACGTTTAAATAAACTAACTGTGCTGTTTGACTTTGTTTTATCGCCAGTGTCGGTAAATAAATTTCCAATTAGTAATACACCCCATAAAATACATATCACCAGTAAAATAATGGCTGATGCGCCCATTTTTGTTTTATTTTGAAACAACTCTCCTTGATGGGTATAACATAAAATAAGCATCACTGTAAGAAATACCGCAAAGGCAATACTGCCATACGCAGAGAGACTGGTAAAATTATCCAAAAAATTGGTTTGTTTAGAACTGATTGTTGACTTATCAGGCAGGGTTAATATTATCATTAAATATAAAAATACAAAGACTGATATAATAATGGTTAACAAAATGCTGAATCCAAAATATTTTTTAATATAACCTCCAGGGTCTACATTATATAATAATGCGAAGCTGGTAATAAAACACAAAAATAGAATCATTGTTTTTATTCGCTCATAATTAACGTCAAATTTTACTACATAATTTTCTGCGGAACTTAAATAAAAGAAAAATGCTCCTAAAATGATTGCGGCTGGTGTTATAATATAAGCGTATTTATTCAAGGTTTCGTCTGAAGTCATGAATAGTAATAAAATTAACCCTATTACATAAAGTATTAAATATACTACATTACCAATTTGCTCAAATAAATTTTTAATAGTGCCAAAATTAGGTATTAAAGTAATGCAAATGCCGACCACTAATAAAGAAAAAAATAAAATAATGTATACATTTTTTTCAATGTTGGCATCGACTTTAAACATTGTAAAAAAAAGCATTATGATTAAAAAAAATATGAGTAGCATGAATGGATAAAATACCCTGGGTGTTCGTATTTCTTTTAAAGCATTGTTGCTATTACTCGTGCTAGTGCTATTACTCATGCTATCGATATTATTATTAGTATTCATATATTACTATATGTGAATATTATTTTGTCGTAAATTGTTTTGTCGTAAATTGTTTTGTCATAAATTGTTTTGTCGTAAATTGTTTTGTCATTTTCCTTTAGTTATGTCTATTTTATAATTAGTATATTTACTTACATGTTTTCACTGGCGGTCTTTCGTCCATGACAATTGCGACATAATGCTACTAAATTTTGCACATCATTTCCACCACCATATTCCAATCGTAATTTATGGTCTATTTCGAATGTATGGTCTAATTGCGCGTGACAGTGACCACATTTCCAATCTTGATTTGCAGCAACATATTTCTTTTTTGTTTCACTTACCGAACGTTTGGTGCCGTTTTTACCAGAACTAACAATTCTTCTTTCGCCGCAAAAACCAGGACCCATTTTTGCTCCATTAAATGATTCCATAAAACATTCGTCGTCAGTGTCGTTTTTTGATGTGAAATCTATAATGGGACTTAGCATGTCCATAGATGTTTTGTCAATAGGCATAAATTTAACCAAATTATTTGCGTAAAAGAGCATATTTTTTCCTTGTTGTGGATTCCTTTTTAATAATATATATATTCCTACACCAAGAAGTACATAAAATATCATTTTATAATATTTCTTAAATGACATTAGCATTTTTGTATATTTTCCGTCGGTGTAAGCATTATATACAAAAAACGCTGTTAAACCTAATACAAATATTTCTAATCTCATATATAATATTTGTATTTAATATTTGTATGTAATATTTGTATTAAATAATAAATTTCAGTTATTTTTCTTTTACTTACTTTCTCTGGGGGGTTACTTTGAATTTTTATTGTCCATAAGCACCTTGTAATTGAAGAGATTTTAATAAATTTTTTTGCTGACGTGTTACATTGTATATTCTAAACATTGCTAAAGCAATTATGATATAAGGTAACAAAACTAGGAACCATGATAATGTGTGTAATCCTTTACTACATAACCAACCTAAGATAAAGGTCCAAATAAAGGCAAATAACAATTTAATTGCTACTGCAATGACACCAACTCCTTTAAATAACGCAAAAATAGAAGCTATTACCGCAATTGCAAAATAAATTTTTGCAGGGGTGCAAAGTTTACTAAAATCTTTGATCATTTATATTATCATTATATTTTATTTGTTCCTGTAATTTTTCTTATTCTATTTCTTATTCTATTTCTTATTCTTTTCTTATTCTTTATTTTACATCTAGAAAAATAGGGTTTTTAAACCTTTTTACCTTAGGTCCGCGTTTAAACGAAATGTTTGTTTTCATTTTCGTTTTTGTTTTCGTATTCAAAAAACGCTTCCCTCGATTTTTTCGTGTTTTAATACCACTTGCTTTATCTGACGAATAGGAAGACTTCAATGACTCGTCTTTTCCAAATGCTAATTTATACAATACCATTTTGATATTTTTCAATTCGGCCAATACATCATTTTTATTTATTGGTTCATCCCCAGTTAAATATAGAACTTCAACAAACATTCCTTTCAATATTCCAAAAAGAAGAAATTCACTTTTGTTCAAGTTTCTATAGTTATTATAAAATAATTCCAACATAGGAAAATACACATTTATAAACCCCCATACATCCACATTTTTAATAAAGACATTGTCTAAATATTCTCTCAAATTTAATTTACCATCATCGCGAAATTTGGTATATTTTTTTAATATGCTCATAATGTAATTTACAATATATGGCATTGTAAACTCTGCTTCAATGATGTTTGGTTTTTGTTTCTCCGATACCGACGTTAAACTATTGCAAAATATAATAAACATAATTTCGTTGATAAATTTGTAATGTCCTGCACCACGTTCCTTCATCCATTCGGTAACATATTCTAAGACAAACGGTCTAAGCTCATCGTCATCTCTATAATCACCGCCATCTTCAATAAATGTAGTATATTTTTCAACAAACATGTCGGTAAAAATAATCACTGAAAAAGGGACGTTAAATTGTAATGGTCTATTTTTCCATGTTTTCGGAAAGGGGTCGTCTCTAAAGGGGGTATACTCCGTAGACAGTCCCCAATCAATGAGTCTAGATTTTACAGGTGATGTAGTGTCGTCCACCAATACATTTGAATCTTTTATATCACAATGAAATATATTTTTTGAATTCATAGGAAGAATGCCTTTTTTAAATAAGTGAATCAAAGATATATGTAAATCATAGAGTTTTTCGTAAGAACCATTGTCATGAATATAATCATCCACAGGGAGACCGCCTTGAGGTATATTTAATAACATTAATTTATTCAAATTATCATTCATATTGTTTTTAGTAATGTTTGTTTTTTTTAACGCAGAGCATTTTTTCGAATAATTCACTAAATCACTTTCTGTTAACTTTGCTGGTTTGCATAATGTGGCATCATATATCAAAAAATAGTCTCTATAATTTTTTATCGAATCTAATTTTGATTTAAACGAGATTATTTCTTCGTATTCTTCTCTTGCGTGAGATTCGGTCATTAGTTTTGACACTTTATTTTTCTCTCTATGATTCGCGTCTTCACATTTTAATGCAGGAGTAAATACACACCCAAACCCACCAGATGCTAAAACCTTACCTCCTTTATTATTGATATTTGTATCGTTTTTATTTTGTTCATTTGTAGTTTGTTTATTCTCATTTGTAAACTCTGTCATATTACTTATATATATACAGAAAATATATACACCCAATATATCTGATAAAGATAATAGAAGACGACATTTTTATTTATCATATAAATAGTATATTGCACCTACACAACTAAATATGATTCCAAAATAGATAGCTCTATCTCGTAGTTTATAGTATTGCGTTAATTTTTCATCATAAGTCTTGTATTTATCATAGTATTTTACAAAGAATTCATTTAAACTTATTTGGGGTTTTTCTAATTTTTCGTTTATCTTGTTATGAATAAAATGCATCCATCGAACAAACGAGTCGCGATTATCTAAATATGAAGTAATGGGATACTTATCAATTAATTTACTAAATTCACTGGAAATTTCTTGTACTGGAAGAAATAGAGGTAGATTTTGCACAAATTCATAATATTTTTTCTTGGTTACTGCATTTGGGTGATGTGGATAAGTCATTGCTAATGTATGTAAAAAGAACCAATAATGAGGCCCCCAAACCTTGGGGTCTAGATAAATAGTTGCAGTAGGCATTACTATGTTAGAGTATAAAAATATTTATAAACAAACTAGTAAAAATCAAAACAAAAAATTTTACTTACACAAAACAAGTTATATTGATTCTTATTTAAATATATCGCCTATTGTTATAGTAAGTATGAATAAAATGATAAATACCACAAACGTATGTAATAATTGCGGCAAACTAGGCCATTTATTTCATCAATGTAAATTGCCGATAACAAGTTACGGAATAATCGTTTTTAGGTCTAGTGAGAAAGGGTTAGAATATCTTATGATAAGACGTAAAGACAGTTTTGGTTATATTGATTTCATTAGAGGTAAATATTCCCCTTATAATATTTATCAAATACAGAATATTGTAAACGAAATGTCAATATCAGAAAAGAAAAAGATTTTAACAGAGCCTTTTGCGGTTCTATGGAATGATATGTGGGGCGAAACATGTAATTCACAATATAGAAACGAAGAGCAAACCTCATTTAAAAAATTTGAAACAATAAAGGAAGGGGTTGTCATAAATAATGAAATCATTTCTTTAAAAAATATAGTTGAAAAGAGTGAAACTACATGGATGGAAACCGAGTGGGAATTTCCAAAGGGGCGTCGTAATTATAAAGAAAAAGATTTAGAATGCGCTTTGAGAGAATTCGAAGAAGAAACAGGGGTTTTGTCTTCTAAACTTATGATTGTAGAGAATATATTGCCATTTGAAGAAACATTTATAGGGACGAATCACAAATCATATAAACATAAATATTTTTTAGCATATATGAATGATACAGAAGAATATTTGAATAATTTTCAAGTAACAGAAGTAAGTAAAATAGAATGGATGTCAATTGATAGATGTTTAGAATCAATCAGACCATATAATTTAGAGAAAAAGAAATTAATAACAAATATTAATAAAGTATTACAAGAATATAGATTATATTCATAATATATAGTATTATGTCAGATAATTCCGAAAAACAAGAAAAAACCGAAAAACAAGAAAATCAATTGAAAAATAAAGTAAAGGATTCTGAATTAGAAGAAGAAGTGGAATCCGAACAAGTGGAATCAGAACAATATGAAAATACAACCAATTCAGAAACCGAAAAAGATAGCTTATTGGACATAGATAAAAATGAATTAAAAACAATGTTTGAAAAAATGGATTGCAACGATGAAAAATATTATTCGAATGAATGCAACAAGTTTTTACTTAAGAAAGAACTCATCGAACGGAATGATTTAGCTGACCATTCTGAAGCGGATTCCTTTTTATACCCAAATTTAAATGATAGAGAGTTTAATATTAAAATTGCCAATAAAAAGGAGTTTAACGACACGAAATATGATGGAACCATTCATGAAAATATTAAAGAACACGCAGATTTTTTAGCTAAAGCGGATTTTGAATTACAACCGCACCAAGCATTCGTTAAAAATTTCATGTCATTTCAGACCCCTTATAGTAGTTTATTGCTGTACCACGGATTAGGTAGTGGCAAATGCCACGCTAAAGGTACGCCAATTTTGATGTCAGATGGAACTGTTAAGTTAATAGAAAATATAAAAGAGGGTGAATTATTAATGGGTGATGATTCTAGACCTCGAAGGGTACTATCTTTAGCAAGAGGTAGGGATAAAATGTACAACATTATACCTATAAAGGGTGACAAATATACCGTCAATCAAGAACATATTTTATGTTTACGTGCGTCTGAAAACTATGAAGGTCTAGATAATTACACCACAAATGATAATATTATAGAAATTTCAGTAAAGGACTATTTGAAATTACCTGAACAATCAAAGGGCCTGTTAAAAGGATATAAAGTTCCTGTAGATTTTCCTGAAAAGGAAGTACCAATGGACCCATACCTTATTGGAAATACGTTAACAGATAAAATTCCTTTACTTTATAAATGTAATTCTAGAGAAAATAGATTAAAATTATTGGCTGGATTATTAGATAGATACGGATGTTTAGATAATAAATGTTCTGGATTTGTATTTACAAATAAAAACGAAATACTTGTAGACGATGTTATTTACTTAGCTAGAAGTCTAGGGTTTGATAGTTATAAATCAAGTAAAAATAGTAATATAATAAATATTTCAGGCAATCGTCTAGAAGAAATACCAATAAAAAATATAGCGCTCAATTTGGCTCCACCTTTTCCAAAGGTGGATAAAGATGTGTTGGTTAGTGGAATAAAAGTAGAATATCTAAAAGAAGATGATTATTATGGTTTCACTTTAGACGGTAATTGTAGATATTTAATGGGTGATTTTACAGTAACGCATAACACTTGCAGTGCAATTGGCGTCTGCGAAGAAATGCGCGATTATATGAGACAAATGGGTATTTCCAAAAGAATTATTATTGTTGCTTCTGAAAACGTCCAAGACAATTTTAAACTGCAACTTTTCGACGAGAGAAAACTAACACTTGTTGATGGGTTATGGAATATTCGTTCGTGCACTGGAAACAAGTTATTAAAAGAAATAAATCCGATGAGTATGAAAGGTATGACCAAAGATAAGGTAATTAGTCAAATTAAAAACTTGATAAACACCCATTATATTTTCCTAGGTTATGTCCAATTTGCGAATTATATTATAAAAACGATGAATTATGACGAAGAAGTGCAAAAACAGGCCTTCAAAAAGAAGCATGATGACGCCCATAAAAATGCAAAAACAAAAGAATCTATGAAAACAAAAGAAAAAACAAAAATACAAATGCTAAAAGATGTTAAAATAGAGCTAAATAGCAGAATTATTAAACGTCTACAAAATGAATTTAATAATAGATTAATCGTTATTGATGAAGTCCATAATATTCGCAAAACAGACGATAATGAAAATAAAAAAGTGGCTATTAATTTAGAATTATTGGTTAAATCAGCGTTGAACATGAGATTTTTACTTCTCTCTGCGACTCCAATGTATAATACGTACAAGGAAATGATTTGGTTACTAAATTTGATGAATACTAACGATAGAAGAGGGAGAATTGAAGTGAAGGATATTTTTGATAAAAACGGAGATTTCAAAAAAAACGGAGAAGAAATGTTAATAAGAAAATCGACTGGTTATATTTCATTTGTGCGAGGTGAAAATCCATATACATTCCCTTATAGAGTATACCCAAGTGAGTTTGCAAAAGATTACACTTTTTCAAAAATTGCCTATCCATCTTACCAAATGAATTTAAAAAAAATAAAACACGAAGACAAAAAACGTGTATTAAGCCTATATTTAACAAAAATTGGCGAATGTGATAAGTGTGGCAAATGTCAGTATTGCGCTTATAAATACATCATTTATAATTTAAGAAACAAACGTTTTTCAATCACTACGAAAACTGGTCTGGTGAGAGATATGCCTACTTTTGAAAACATGGAATCGTTTGGTTACACATTATTACAAACCCCTTTAGAATCACTTATTATTTCTTATCCAGTTTCTGGATTAAAAGCCATATTGGATGATATTCCAGAAGAAAATGTATCGGAAGATTTTTCGCCAAGTTTTTCGGAATCGATAGAAGAAAGTGAAGAAGAAAAGGGTGTTATTCATGATGATACACCTGGACCAGTTAAAGAAACAGACGATGGGGAAATAGATGAGAATATGAGTAAATTTGTAAAATCGAAGGGAGGAAACGAAGGAGGAGTAGGAAACGAAGGAGGGGTAGGAAACGAAGGAGGGGGCAAAAGCGGTAGCGACGACAAAAGCGTAGACAATGTATCTAGAAGAAAGATAACCATGACAATTGACCCCCATCAGCTAACAGGTAAGATTGGATTAGAAAGAATGATGACTTACGTAGATGAACGTTCACCACCAGTAAAAGGAGATTTTGAATATAAAAAATCTACACTTGATAATTATGGTAAAATATTTTCGCGTGAAAAAATTGGCAAATATAGTGCCAAAATAAAATGTATTTTGGATAAAATTGTCAACCCTGAAACAGGTAATGTATCTGAAGGTATTATATTAATTTATTCACAATACATAGATAGTGGGTTGATACCCATGGCCCTCGCATTAGAAGAAATGGGATTTACCAGATACGGACAAGGAGTGAAACCATTATTTAAAAATAAACCAACCGATGTAGTAGATGTTAGAACAATGAAGCATCCTCACGACAAGAAAGATTTTATGCCAGCTCGTTATTCAATGATTACAGGTGAAACGCGTTTATCTCCTAATAATGATTTTGAAGTTAAAGGTATTACTGACGATGATAATAAATATGGCAATAAAGTAAAAGTTGTTTTAATCTCTAAAGCAGGCTCTGAAGGCATAGATTTTAAATTCATTCGTCAAATACATATTTTAGAGCCGTGGTATAATATGAATCGTATTGAGCAAATTATCGGAAGAGGTGTTCGTAATTTTTCTCATAAAGACTTGCCCTTTGAAAAAAGAAACGTGGAAATTTTTATGTATGGAACTATTCTAGGGGACGGCAAAGAAGAATCCGCGGATTTATATGTATATCGCGTTGCTGAATACAAGGCGGTGCAAATTGGTAAAGTAACCAGAGTTTTAAAGGAAACCGCGGTTGATTGCATTATTAATCACGACCAAACCAATTTTACCAATGAAAATATGAAAAATCTTATCAAGGAATCCATTACCCAAGAATTATCAGACGGAACTGTTTTACATGATTTTAAAATAGGAGATGCGCCGTTTTCACCAGCATGTGATTACATGGCCACATGTAATTATGACTGCAGACCAAATAAAGAAATAGATGAATCACAACTTAATGAAGATACTTATGACGAGAGTTTTATTATTATGAATTCGGAAAAAATTTTACAACGTATAAGAATGCTAATGAAAGAGAGTTTTTTCTATAAGAAAGACGTGTTACTCAAAACCATCAGAACACCTAAGGAATATCCTTATGTGCAAATATATTCCGCATTAACTCAATTAATCGAAGATGAAAATGAATTTATTATGGATAAATATGGCAGAAATGGAAGACTGGTAAACATCGGCGATTATTATTTGTTTCAACCAGTAGAATTGAGAGACAAAAATGCGTCTATTTTCGAAAGGTCGGTTCCAATTGATTATAAACACGATATGATTCATTTTGTAGTACAAGAAAATATTACGAAAAACATCGACAAAAGAAAAATACACAAAGATAAATATAAACATATGGGCGAAGATGAATTTCATGCAGGTAGAAAGGTGATGGATGAATTGAAAACGAATTTTGATATAACACGTGAATTCACTAAAGAGTCAAAGGTGCCTAGAGGTGACGATAATTGGTATAAACATTGTGGTATTGTTATGCGAAAAATGTCCAAAGAATATCCAGAAAGTAAAAACGACAATTTATTACTCAAATTTTTGATAGCACATATGATAGAGCTTCTTATGTTTGAAGATAAACTAGACGTAATGAATTATGTATATTCATTAACTACCATAAATCAAGGAAGCGTTGAATGGTTGGTGAAGGAATATTTTGAAACAAATAGTATTACCACGAAAAAATTCACCGTGTTTATTATGTATAATTTAAATAAACGTTTAATTATGGTGTTAAATGAAAATAATAAGTGGGTTGAAGCAGAACCAGAAGACCAGCGAGAAATAGCATCTACAAAAGAGGCCAAAGAATATTTAACAATGAATCCTACCGAATACAATAAAATTATCGGATTTATTGGGTACGAAAAAAATAACCGTTATTTTGTTTTTAAAACGAAAGATATGGACTCGAAACGTGATACTGGTGCTCGTTGTGATGAAGCTGGTAAAGAAAAAACAATACAAAAAATAAATGCTATTGTAGGTGAAACTAAATTTACTAATGAAAATACAAAAGTAAAAAAAGATGAAAATGGAAATGTTATCAGTGAAGCGGTAGGTCATACCGAATTATGTGTTTTCCAAGAATTTATTTTAAGATATTTTAATACAATTAAAAAAGACAATAAAAAATGGTTTTTAACACCTGAAATGTCGTTATGGTATAAAATATATTCGGTTTTTGTCTAAGATAAAATAGTAGATTTCATAAAAATAAAATATACTATTCCTAAAAATAAAATATACTATTCCTAAAATAAAAATAATTGATTAAAAAATAGTTAAAAGATAATATGCATAATATATAATGGAAGCGGTATCTAAACAAACACAACAAAAAAAAAGAAAAGAAACAAGAATCCAGTCTGTTTATTCTAGATGTTTACTCACTAGAAAAATAGTATTGCCTATTACTACTATTGGTAAAAATTTAAAAGAAAATATCGAGGAAAATATTAAGGCAAATTTTGAAGGGAAATGTGTTGTAGAGGGATATATCAAACCTAATTCATCAAAAATTATTTCATATTCAAGTGGAATGATTCAAAAAGGAAATAATGTTTTATTTGATGTAGTGTTTGAATGCGATGTTTGCTTTCCAATTGAGGGTATGCTTATTACATGTGTTGCTAAAAATATAACAAAAGCAGGTATTCGTGCCGAAAGCGACACGGAAGTGCCGTCGCCTATAGTAGTATTTATTGCAAAAGACCATCATTATTCAGTATCATATTTTGCAGACGTAAAAGAAGGTGATAAAATTAATGTAAGAGTAATAGGACAACGTTTCGAACTCAATGATAAATATATTTCAATTATAGGTGAATTAGTGAAGGAGAAAGATTATAGCCAATATAAACCAGCTGCAAAACCAAAATTAATTATCGAAGATTGAAATGAATAAATATGAATAAACCAAAAATAAATACCAACGTATTCATATAATAACAAAATAGCGAAATGTTATTATATCATTATAACAATTATTATTATAAAAAATATTATTAAAAATTATTAAAAATTATTATAATTTATTTATGTAAAAAATTAGGTTTGAAGCACAAACTAGTGGATGTGAACTACTAGATGTGAACTACTGTATGTGAATTGATTTGTATAATTTGGTGGTTTCATCTTTTACAAAACATATCACTTGTCCTTTGTTATTTTCAGATAAATCCATTATTTTTTTCTTACTATCCGTAATTATACAATTTGTAAAAAGAGTAGTATTTTCTGGAATATAAAGATACAATATCGTATTTTCACAACCACTAGATTTACACTGTTTGCTCAGTCTCTCAAAAAGAGTCGATTTATAATTTTCTATTCCATCTTCCATTATATTATTCTTTAACAATTTATTCTTTTAAGTAGTAATTATTACTTAAAAACAAATCAATAAAATAGTTATAATGGAGGCAATTATTTCCACAAATGAAACAAATGATTTTTCGGTAAGTGAATTGAATTATATTCGTGAAACTATTGAAAATATGAACAAATTTAATCAAATTGAAGTTCTTAGAATTCTTAGTAAACATTCGAACGCAATATTAAATGAAAACAAATATGGTGTTCACATTAATTTAACCGAATTACCAAAATATATTATTGATGAGTTAACTACTTATATCAAATATGTAAATACACAAGAATTAACACTTGGTAATATCGAAAAACAAAAGGAGGCTTATAGAAATACCTTTTTTACAAAAGACGCAAAAGATATTAAAGATAATACTAGTATACTATGTAGTAAGTAAAGATGATATCATATAATGATGTATTAAATGAATTACAAGATTATATGTTAAATAATGAAAATATTCAAAAATCTATCAAAACAAAAATCGCGCCTGCTAAAAATGAAACTCAAAAAGTAAGAGAATCACCGCAGCAGTCAATCAAAAAACAATCATTGTATATTCCTAACCAACAAGATACATTGTTTTGGTGTTTTTACATTATTCAAAATGGTGATATAAAATATGAGACGATGAATAATAAAAATTCCTTAGTGGCGAAACAGATTAAAATTGATTTAGTGACGTCTATAAGACAAAACAAAGATGTTGTTAAAATGCACAAATTCGATACCATTGCCAATTTAGAAAGTAATTTAGCGAATGAAAATAATTTGAACCCTAAAACATTTCTTACTCTTTGTGCAATTGAGAATATAAATATTATTTATGTCAGTAAAAAAACATATTACGAATTATTTGTAAATGATAGTAATATTGTGTATATAGTGCACGAACTACCGTCTCAATCGAAATATTATAATAAATATGGGTTTGAAATAGCGTGCATTGAATCATTGAATCATATTAAAACTACATACTATCAAATTAGCAATGTTGATAAACCTATTAAATCCGCTTCTGCGTATAAAGTTCAAGATTTAATAAATATTTGTAATAAGTTAGGTATAAATATTATGAATACAGATACAGGAAAGAATAAAACTAAAAACGATTTATACGAATCAATTATTCAATATTTTTAGCAAAGCACAAACCCAGAGACCACAAACCACAAACCCACACACAGATATATATGTAAATTTTACGGATTACAAATTTTATAGATTAGTTGCAGCACTACAAATAAAAAAAAATGAATAACAATTTAAATATATGTATTAATTATATACCAATGACTTCTATCAATACATCAGTAAATATAAATAACGAATTCAAAAAAGAGGTTGATATTGATTTAAAAAATAATAGTCCACCTACACCATCTTTTAGAGAAGCGCCTATGGAAATGTTTCAACCAGAAGAGGTTATTGAAAATGTTCAGGAAAAGAAAACCCCCCAAGAAAGATTCAATAATTTAGTAAAAGTGTTTTATAATACAAATCCCTTTAGTTATTCAGGAATAAATCACGAGTTAGAAGTAAAATTCGGCACCAAAGGAATAAAATCCTTGACGCGCAATGATTATGATAATGTAATTAAAAAACTTAAATCATCTGGTTTTAAAATTGTAGGAGATAGTAACGGCGAATATTATTTACGTATACAATGCGAATTTCTTGATAGCACCACTGGTAGATTTAAAGTTTCCGACGTTAGAACGGAAATAAAGGGATTGCATAATATTCAAGAATATTGTAAAAGCAACGACATTAAAACATTATTTGTGACAAACCCAGTATCAGTTGATTTTATTCATAAAAAACCAGGATTTATTGATAGTGATACCGAAAGAAAAGAAAGAGTGCGTCCAGTTGATTTCGACGACTTTAATTTCCGCGTGTCTTATCAAACAGAAGAAAAAGTGAAAAGAGGAATTCAAAATTTTATTATAGAGAATTGGCGAAAATCTAAGAAAGAATTTCGTTTTATAAATCGTGTATCTTTTGAACATCCTGAACATCCGTTTATCGTTGATATTAGTATTACCAAATTTGGCAACAGAAATCCAGATAGGTATGGACGCGAAAATCGTGGACCAATGATTCGTGTATACACGCTTGAAGAATCGAATGTTTTCAATAACCAAGAAGGATATGAAATTGAAATTGAAATAAACAATAAACGCATAGGTCCATCCACTACATTTCATAGTCCGCAGGTCATAGTCGAGTCTTTAAGGAAAGTCATTAAATATGTATTAAGTGGACTACAAGGCACGAATTATCCTATATCCTATCCAGAACAAAACCAAGTTATCGAATCCTATATGAAAATGATTTGGAAAGACGAATATGAATCTAAGAAATACGTATCGAGCAAAAATTTCATAGGACCAAATTCCATCACATTACAGTTAAAAAATATTGCGCCATTTGACAGTAATTCAAACGAGTCGAATATCAGAAAAGAATTTGTAGTGACTGAAAAGGCTGATGGTGAACGCCATTTGATGTTTATATCCGCGGAAGGTAAGATTTATCTTATCAATACAAATATGGATGTTATATTTACTGGTGCCAAAACCATTCATAAAGAATGCTTCAATACTATATTGGATGGCGAATTGATTGCCCATGATAAAAACGGCAATTTTATTAATTTGTATGCGGCCTTTGATATTTATTATGTAAAAAACCAAGACATACGTTCGTACACCTTTATGTTGTTGGAAAATGAAAAGGATATATATAAATCTAGATATCAAGTATTAAAGTATATTGAATATAATTTGAAACCAATGTCCATCATGGATACTAGTAGAAAAGACGAAAAAACGATTAAAGATATGGTAGAAAAGTACAAGACAGCGCAAGAATTTATGTCACCTATCCGTTTTTCTGTAAAGGAATTCTTTCCAAATAATAGTAATCAAACTATATTTGAAGGATGTAATACCATTTTACAAAAAGTGCGTCAAGATAGATTCGAATATATCACAGATGGTTTGATATTTACCCACGCGTTTTATGGGGTAGGTGCAAACGCCATTGGCAAAGCAGGGCCGAAAACTAAAATTACTTGGGAACAATCTTTCAAATGGAAACCACCACAATATAACACGATTGATTTCTTAGTGACTACTATGAAGGGACCCAATGGCGAGGATACCATTAAATCATATTTTGAAGACGGATTGAATAACGACGCATCTGTTCAACATAACGAATATAAAATGATTGAACTGCGATGCGGATTTAAAGAATCTAAAGATGGATATATAAATCCATTTCAAGATGTCATTGACGACCGCATTCCTGAATTTACCCATCGTTATGAAGACAAACAAGACAACGATTATATGCCGAAACGGTTTTATCCTACGGAACCATACGACCCTAATGCTGGTTTATGTAATATAATGTTACGCATAGATGGTTCTGGTGGGAAAAAAATGTTTTCCGAAGAAAATGAAGTTTTTGAAGACAATACCATTGTCGAATTCAGATATGATTTGGAGAAAGAGGACGGCTGGAAATGGATACCATTGCGTGTGCGTCATGATAAAACTGCTAAAATGAGGCGAGGTGAAAAAGAATACGGTAATGCATATAAGGTGTGTAATGAAAACTGGAAATCAATTCACCCCAGTGGAAGAATAAACGAAGATATGTTATGCACTGGGTTAAACATACCTAGTATATCGGTGAGTGAAGATGTGTATTACAACACTCCAGCTGGAAAATTTAAAACAGAAGCCATGAAAAATTTCCATAATTTGTATGTAAAAAAATCCTTGATTGTGGGTGTATCTAAACAAGGCGACACTTTAATAGATTTTGCATGTGGTAAAGCAGGAGACCTTCCTAAATGGATTAGTGCAAAATTATCATTTGTATTTGGTATTGATATTTCGAAGGATAACTTGGAAAATCGTTTGGATGGTGCGTGTGCCAGATTCTTAAATATGAAGAAATCCAACAAGAATGTGCCCTATGCTTTATTTGTAAATGGAAACAGTGCATTTAATATTAAAGATGGTAGTGCCATGTTAAACGATAAAGCGAAACAAATTACTTCTGCGGTATTCGGTAGAGGTCCCAAGGAAGCGGAAAAAATTGGCAAAGGCGTATCTAGACAATATGGTAAAGGGGCTGACGGATTTAATGTATCGTCTTGTCAATTTGCGATTCACTATTTCTTTGAAAATCCAGATACATTAAGAGGTTTTATGAAAAACATTGTTGAATGCACTAAACATAACGGATACTTTATTGGCACGTGTTATGATGGTAAATTGGTGTTTCATGAACTTAAAAAAACCAAAACAGGGGATTCGGTGAAAATTGTGGAAGGTGGTAGAAAAATATGGGAAATCACAAAGGGTTATGGAGGCGAAACCTTTGCAGATGACTCCAGTTCCATTGGTTATAGAATTGATGTATATCAAGAGTCTATCAATCAAACTATATCGGAATATTTGGTGAATTTCGATTATTTGAATCGTGTAATGAGTGCTTATGGTTTTGAATTAATCACTCGCGAAGAGGCAAAAGATATGGGACTACCTGAGGGTTCTGGTTTATTTAGTGAATTGTTCTTGCACATGATGGATGAAATTGCTAAAAACAAGTTTAAAGCAAAGGAATACGACCAAGCTCCTTATATGACTGAGCCTGAAAAGAAAATTTCATTCTTGAATCGTTATTTTGTTTATAAAAAAATAAGAACGGTGAATACCGAAAATGTAGAACTGGAATTAGGCGAATATGAAGAAACCGCTGCATTACGAAACGCTGAAGATACGAAACATGCGCAAAAAGTAGCGGTAGAAGAAGTGAAACGTTTAAAACCTAAAGTGCGCAAATTGAGTAAAAAGATTTTATTGGCAGAGTCGGTTGATACAAATGCAACGGACTTACCAACCACCAACAAAGAAAAACCAACCACCAACAAAGAAAAACCAACCACCAACAAAGA